GTGTGGTGCAATGTTGACTCGGATTGACTCGTTGCATAAATGCAAGCTTGTCGGGCTTCATGCTGCTGGCAGCAGGTCTGGCAAGCAAGGCTTTGGCATCATCTTGACAAAGAGGTTTGTTGAATCGTGTTTTGAACATTTTGGTGCCCCTGTGATTCAGTACGCAAGCAACTCAGATGTGAGACAACATTTCGACTTTTGTGAGGCCGAGGTCGTCATTGATGACCTCCAGGTTGTTGGTAAAGCAACACCTGTTAGTGCTGTCTACAAGTCGGAGATTACAAAGTCTCCCTTGTACGGTGAACTTTCTGTTCCACCTGAGAAGAAACCAGCTGCACTGAATCCATTCCAGAAAGATGGTGCATTGTACCGCCCTGTGGTTGAGGCTTTGAAGTCTTACTCTCGGGGTGGCAAACTGTGTAATATGCCTGTGTTGGAGGCAGCTTCGGCTGCTTACATTCACGAGTTGAACATGGAGTGTACCAAACCCCTCCATGGGCTCCTCTCGTTTGAGGAGGCCGTGATGGGGTCGAAGGACAAAGCGCCGTACCTCAAGCCCATAAATCGCGGGACAGCCTCTGGCTCTCCCTCAAGGTTCCATCCTGGCGTTGGATCCAAGAAACGTGAGGCTTTTGGTTTTGATGAGAATTACACCTTTGAAACGCCTGGAGCGATTCACATCAAGAAGCAGTACGATGAAGCACTTGAGGCCCTCGAAAAAGGGCCTATTCCAATGATCTTTGTTGCTTTTCCCAAAGACGAACTTCGTCCTACGGAAAAGGTCAAGCAAGGAAAGACGCGGGTCGTCTTTTCTTGCGACACTGTTGCGACATTGTTGATTCGGCGCTTCTTCGGTTGCTTTGCTTCTTGGTATCAAGACCCATCCAATCGTTATAAGAATTCCTCGGCTGTTGGCATGAATGTTGCTGATCAGTTTGAATTGAAGACTTTTCTGGAGAAGATGGGCGCTGGTTCGCTCAATTGTGACACCAAGGCTGGTGACTACTCAAGTTTTGACAAGGATCTCCCGTCGTATGTTTTGGACAAGGTGTGGGATGTTTTTGTTTCACACTTTGGACCCCTGTTGTCAGAGAAGGACCTCAGGATTGCTTGTAATGTATTTCTTTCTTTTACTAAACCGTTCATCCAGTACGAGGGTTGTCTCATTGAGTGGGATAACTCTAATCCGTCTGGAAATCCTATCACTACTATCATCAACACTATTTGTAATAACATTGTTCTTCGTTATGGTGTGGCACGTTCTTTGGGATGTGAGACTTTTAGTAGAGCGCTGGCTGTGTTGAAGGAATTGTACATTAGACGAGTAATTGAGTACATATGTTATGGTGACGACAATGTTTGGAAAATCGACCGTGTGAAGTGTCAAGAGTACGGCTTTGCTGTTCCTACGTACGCATCGGTTTCCAAGGCCCTCCAGGAGATGGGTCTTGTGTATACCGATGAGGTCAAAAGTGACCTCTTTGACGAGGGGCATCGTACTGTGTATGATGTCTCTTTCCTTAAGCGGAAACTTCGCAGGGATGACGGTCGACTACTGATGTGTTTGTCGCTAGATACACTTGTGCAAAATGTTCAATGGGCT